GCGAGCGGACACGTCGCCGATCGTCGCGCACGTCGCCGTGACGGTGATCGTGCCGCTCGGCGGGATCGTCACGGTCGCCGGCAGCATCCACTTCAAGCCGTTACCGTCCTTCGCCGCGCCGTTCGTGATCGTCGCGCCGGCCTGGCCGACGAGCACCAGGTCTGCGCTCGAGTACGATGCGACCTTCCGCGCGATGCCGTTGATCTTCACGTTGCTCGACAGCGCCGCGCCCTGTGCCGTAGCGGGGCTAAACGACTGGCAGATCGCGATCGCCACCGAGTTGCTGTCGTTGAACGCAGCCGAGATCACGGCAAGGAGCTGTCCGTCTTTGCTGTCCGGCTCGAGGTAGGTGTCCTGGCCGTAGATCGACCGGTACTTGGTCTGCCAGTAGTCGAGGATCTCGGCATACGACGGCGCGGTGATGCCGTTTGCATCGATTACCGCAACAGGGCTCGAAATCGTCATAGCGTCGTTTTCACTGTGGTGTCGCCGTAGATGGTGTTGATCGTCGCGGTGACGCTCAGCTTGCGCGTCTCCGAGTCAACCGAGCTCGAGTAGTTCGTGATCTCGGTCACGCCCTGCGTGCCGAGGATGCACTGGCGGATCGCCGCGTCGTAAGTGCCACTGGTGTACTTCCCGAGCACGTCGGTCGCCCACGGCATGCCGACCGTCGTGTCGAGGAACCACTCGCCGCGCAGCAGCCGAAGGCGCGTCTGAACAGCCTGCGCGACCGCCTCCGGTACATTGACGAGGAAGTCGGCGTCGCCCCCGCCGAAGACGTAATCGCCGTCAGCGTCGAGTTTTCGGTATCGCATTCGTACCCCAAAAACGTTAGTAACGTTTGACGTTATTAACGCATTGCGTTATCATCAACCCATGATTACATCGTTCAACTGCCGTGACACTGAGGCGCTGTTCAATGGCACGCGGGTCGCCCGCTTCGTCAATTTCGAACGCGTCGCAATTCGCAAGCTTCAGCAGTTGCACGCTGCGGCCGATCTGGACTTCCTCCGCATCCCGCCGAACAACCGGCTCGAAGCGCTGAAGGGAGACCGGCAAGGCCAATTCAGCATCCGCATCAATGACCAGTGGCGCATCTGCTTCAAGTTCGCCGCCGGCCGTGCATCCGATGTTGAAATCGTCGACTACCATTGACCAACCCGGAGAAAGTCATGACCCGAGAAGTACCCCTGGCGACGCCCGGCGAAATCCTGGCGGAAGACTGGCTGGAGCCGATGGGCATCAGCCAATATGCCCTCGCGAAAGCGATCAATGTTCCGGCCCGTCGCATCAACGAAATCGTCAAGGGCGATCGCGCCATTACGGCCGATACGGCCGTACGCCTCGGCGCGTTCTTCAACGTCGACCCGCAGAGCTGGATGAACCTCCAGACGCACTACGACACCGAACTCGCCAAGGAAAAGATCGGCGACGACGCGCTGCGCGAGATCCGAGAGCACGCGCACGCCTGAGCAATCCCGCCCCAGAAACGACAAACCCCGCGCAATGCGGGGTTTTTCTTTGGCACGCCGCCTGCTCAGTTGACGGTGCCGCTGTTGCCACTTCCCGGCTGCACGCCGTTGTGCGTGTGGGTGTCGTCGACGCGCTTGCCGTTCGCCGTGATCCGGCCGATCACGTTGAGGATGCCGTTGAACACGGCCGCGGCACCGCTCGCTGCGCTGCCGACCATACCTCCGACGAACGTCAGCAGGCCGGTGATCGTCACGGCCGCTGAGAATGTCGACAGCGGCGCGACCACATCGAAGCCGCCCGGCGCCACGATCTTCACCTTCTGCAGCGTCGGGTTCAGGTCGATGTACGTCGCGCCGTCGTCGCTGCGCAGCTGCGTCGACCCGCCGCTGACGCCGGCGAGCGCGCGCGGACGCGATCGAAAGCCGAGCAGGACGAAGCCATCCGACAGGTCGTGCATGCGCAGCTCGGCCTGCTCCTGCACTCCGCCAGACTGCCACCACGCGTCGACGCAGCGCGACGCAAACACGACCAGGCACTCGTCACCGGATGCCACGGGGAACGTCAACGTACAATTTCCGCCGGCGGGGAACTGGACCGGGCAGTCGACTAGCAGCGGCAGTGACGCGGTCACCACCGAACCATCAGGCTGCTGCACCTGCGCCCTGATAGCTGGCTGAACCTGACACGTCATGGCCGCGGAATCGAAAGCCGAGATAATGCCCGGCATCGCTGTCCACAGATCGGCCCGAGACGCGCGCATAGCCGTACCCAGCGCTGCCATCGGGTCGCCGTATTTTTGCAGTTTGTCCATCGGGGGAAGAATGAAAAAGCTTGTTGCACTCGCGATTGCTTGCGCGGCGTTCTCAGCACATGCCGAACCGGTCTACGTGCTGACAAAAAAATGCGTTGGAGACAAGATCAAACTCGCGGACGAGTACGAAGTCCTCTACCCAAAGAGGGCATGCAAGCTACCGATCGTCAATCAGAAGGATCTTCGGCACTTCGAGCAAAACCTAGGCAGCGAAAAATTTTACGGCTGCTGGGGGCTTGCTCTCGGAAACAAGGTCGTCCTCATCGGCTCGGGGGGAGATCGGAATACCGAACTCGCCGATATTTTCACCAAGGCTAATGCATCACCAGACGGAACAGCCATTGTCACGAAATCCCCGTTCACTGGAACAATCGCCGAAAATGCCGAGCGGCTATGCCATTAACCCCAAGGCTTGACCGGGCCCGGACCGGCGACGTTTGCCTTCGGCAACTGAGCGTGGTTCATGGAAAGATCCACGTCGATGCACGTTAGAGTCGTGTACCACGGATTGTCCCGCGTATCGCCTTCATGCTCTGCGACCAGAATCTTGTACGTGCCATCGCGATTCAATCGACTGAAATACTTCAAGTAGGCGTTCGATTTGGCCGCTGAATCGCTCACCGTGAGCGAATACTCTGCACGCTGAATGCTCTTGTTGTCGATCTTGACCAGCCCAGAAATCCGCGCGTTCGGGTTCAGCAGGCACTTGATCGTGATGCCGTTCTGGTCCTGCGTCGGCAGGCCGATCATGCCAGTTTGAGCCGTAAGGACCAGCGCCTCGCCGGGGATGTAGTTGTTCTGCGGGACCATCTGGAACTGCGTGTCCTGAATTGACCAATCTGCGCCTAAGTTCATCGCCGCATTGCGAAGGACATCGCGCGCCATCCCAAAGATGACCTTCCCGCGCGGAAGCGGCTTTACATCAAACTCAGGCATATAACCGGTCGTCAGGCCGTATTTCGGCAATGTGCCGGTCGCAGCTTGAACGTGGTCCATGAACGTCGAGCCGGCCGCCAGCGTCGTGCTTACGGTTGCCCAGTTGTACCACGCATCACCACTCGCGGCCATCACATCGACAACCGTCTCGGTGGGGCTGTACCGACCACGACGGACCTGTTTCACAACGCCATCAAACAACACGCCGAACGGCCCATCTTGATAGCCGGCTTGCAGGACGAGCCTTGAAAATTCGCCATCAATTCGCTGCGCCGTGTCATCCGCGACGTTGAAAATTCGAACGCGTGCACTGTTTGGTGTTTGGAGGTCTCCGCGGCGAATGTCGAAGCTGAATCGAAGGTCCGAGAAGTCGAGCGCGTCGCTGTCGTTCCCGATGACCAGCGAGGCCTTCCGAAGGTATTGAGTCGTCATTCTCGTCTCTCAATAAAAAACCCTCGGGATTACCGAGGGCCAAACTACAGCTACGCAGGCATGTAGATAAGGCGGCCAGTCGCTTTCGAAACTCGATACGTGGCAAGCACGTGATACGAATTCCTCAATACAACGTAGTCGTCATCATTGCGTCTTTCTACGCCGCAGCATCCGACTGCCGGCTGCTTCGGAACAAAACCCTCGCGACGGCACCGGAGGAAGTACGCACGAAATGCCCTGCTAATTTCATCTTTCAACATGATCGCTCCTTTGTGAAATAACGGATGCGCATCGCATCCCAAAGAAGCGGGGCCGATCGTTCGTTCCGGCGCACGCCGAACCCGCTCATGCCATACCTTGCCGCGTAGATCCGCCGAGGCGGAAATCCGGAACGCAACCATTATGCCCGCATAGAGCGGGCACACGTCATCAATGACGATGCGGAGAATTACTCTGCTGAGCAAGCAACTCCAAATGCGCCCACCCTTTCGGCGTGATGACCGGCATCTGCATCAGCTCGGTCGAACCATTTTCACGAACCATGCGCACCAGCTTTAGCGCCATGAACCCGTCCCGCAACGCCTGCGGCGATACCAAGTATGGCTCAGGCTTAACAGGCGGGTCCGAATTCGGCGTCTCGCCATCATCAAGGTTGTGCGCCTCACAGTAATCGCCGGGTGCCACATCACCCAAACTGTTATGACACCCGCCCGCTTCATATGCCGAGCAATTCGAGCAAGTTCGCTTGATCATCGAATGCCTCCATTTGCGACATATTCGGCAAGATAGGCAAGCCCCTTGGGGGTAACCATTGCTTGTTCCAGAAGCTTTTCAGTGCCATCCGGGCGAGTCACCGTGAAAACGCGAAGCTCCATGAAGCCCTTCTCGACGACGGACTGGTAGGGGATCCAGACCGCGCTGCCCGGACGCCGATATATCCAACGTGTTCCCGAAGACAGCAGTGCAAACCCCTTCTTGCGGGCCAGTTCGAGGCTCTTTGCCGCATCCGAGATACAAACACTCCCTTCGGCTCCCGCTATGCGATCCAATGCTGCGACTTTCGGCACCTGCTCGGCCACCTTGGCATCGAGCGCCTTTTTCTCCTGCTCGAGTGCAGCGCGCCGCTCGAACTGCTCGGCCCAAGCGCGTGCGGCCTCTGCCGGATTCGCGAAATTCGGGAGCGACGGCGCCGCGACCTTAGCCCCCGACACCATCTCGTCGTAGGCCCGGATCACCTTCAGGTGGAATGCAGGGCTGATCCACATCGCGTAGGCGTAGACCAGTTCCTTGACGACGAACGTTCCAAGCCCTTGTTTTGACTGGATTCCTCGAAAGTGAGGAATCTCCCTCTCCATCTCCGCAGCGAGATCGGTCGTCTGCTGCATGCGGAGCCAGTTCGCCGGCTGGTGTTTCGCCTCTCCACCGCTTGCCCGATGCAGATCATTCAAGCAGTACCGCCCTTCGGCGTCGGTACGAATGGCAACGCCGGTAATCGTGAGCGCGTTCATCAGTGCACCTCCCGGCTTGCCGACAGAACGTCCTTGCAACCCACGTCAAGGAAGTCCTCGGCGTTTTCCGCCACCCACTGACCGAGCGCAGCCAAGTCGACTGCCACCTTCGACGATTCCTCCGACGTAGCCTTGATCGCGATGAACAGCGCGCGCATGTAGCGCACCTGGTTGTCCATCATGCTCGAAAGGTCGACGACCCGACGTTCGATAAGCGTCGGGGCGGCCTTGCCAATGTTTGCTGCCGTGCTATCATTCTTCATGATCTTCCTTTGGTAGTGGATCACTGCTGTACCAACGCCTGACCGGTTGCCGCCGGTTGGGCGTTTTCTTTTTGGTACGCGCTTTCCAAGCGCATACAAACCTCAGCTGATAGAGACCGGAATTGCCGCTGCGCAACATCCATCAGCCAATCCCGAACTTCCGGACGTACCTTCACCGCTAGGGTCACGCTACGCTGTCTGCCCATCGTCTATACTCCCGTACACATCCGTCATCAAATGTCCTGATGTGCTCATCATAGAGTACATCAAAGTACATTGCAAGACTAACATGTACTTTTATGAACACAAAAGATAGTATCGGCGCGCGCATCATTCGATCTCGGGCCGGCCTGAAGCTGAGCCAAGCCGAACTGGCCGCTCGCGTAGGAATAGCGCCGACCCAACTCTCCCGCTACGAGATGGGAAAGAACAAGCCTCGCCCGGAGATGATTCAGCGTCTCGCGGAAGCATTGGATGTGCTCCCTGAATGGCTTGAAACGGGCGAAGGCAGCGTCAATGACATCGAAAAAGACGACACTCATACGCCTGGCCGGGTTGTTACCGTGAACCTATCTGACGAGCAATTCATCGCGCTCAGAAAGCTCGCGGTTGAGTCCGGTAAGAGCGTCAGTACGCTGCTCAGCGAAACGGCGTCATACGTTCTGCTTTCCAAAATCGGCAGTGATAGACTGTCCTCGACAGACGAGAAAATCGCAAGAAGGGTCGCCGAAATACTTGCAAAGGAATATGGCATCGCGAAGCCGGCGTCCGGCGGCCCAGAAGCGGACGACCCTAATCCGTAACCCAGAAAACGTGTGACCCAACACCCAAATCACCGTACTGCGGCACATCATCAGGATCTTCCGCGCCCTGCACCCACAAGCGCCCAGCAAAACCCAGGTGCCGATACTGGGCCAATAAGTCGCCCCCCGTGGTCAAGGGCAGCCCGCTCACGATCGGCGTCCCACTGTCATCGGCAACGTCCAGCACCCATCCGGCCGGCCCGCGATAGACCAGCGTCAACCGATAGATCGTGCCGCCCAACGAGATCTTGAATGCCTGCACATCGGCCGACAGTGGCACCTCATAGATCTGCATCACCAACTCCCCGAGGGCACCGCACCACCCGGTGACGGATTGCCTGCTACGAGCCGCTTCGTGCCCATGTCCTGCACTTCCGACGTCGCTGATGGGTCAGCCTGGTTTGACTTGGGCGGCAGCGTCGTAACCTTCGTCTCAACGAGAATGATTTCCCGAAGCGTCGCTGTCACGATCAGAGCAGCGCTGGTCTTGGCGTCGGTCGTCACCGCGAGGCCGCTGATCAGCATGTTCGTGTACTGACGCCGGCTCGTCGTCACGTTGAACGGCTGGCGCGACTGCTGGAGTGCGAGCAGCTGCGAATACACGCCCGATATATAGTCGGCGCTCGGCAGACTCCCGTTGAAGAGCGCCTGAAACGTTCCGAGTAGCGCCTCGTAATCCGAGTTGGACCAGCCGCATCGCATCACGACTTCACTCGGTTTCCGGTAGGCGTGGTCGGTGATCTGCGCGCCTACCTCAACCGGGTGCTCAGTGATCGTCAACTCGTCGTTGTGCCGCTCCTCGATCGACACGGCAATCGTGATGTCGCCGATCGACTTAGACGACAGCAAGACCATGTCAAGACCGAAACTCACGCTATCACCCCTCGCATGTCGCGGGCCATCGCATTCGCGACCGACGCCTGCTGCCGCGCAACTTCACGGCCGGCGGCGGCAGGGTCGCTGACGCCGTTCACCTCGATGCGGACATCTTGCTTCACGTCGACCGAGCGCGACACGTCGCCGCGGCCGGCCATCTGCGCAACTGCGGATTGAGGCTGCTGATACAGCGCCCGCGAGTTCTGCATAGCTTGTTCCATCTGAGCCTGAAAAATGGTCGCCTTGTTCTTTCCGGACTTATCGTAGAACGTCAGCGTGCCATCAGAAATTCGACCGGATTCGGTCTTCATTCCCTTTGGCACCGCGACGCTGGCCCATTCCTTTGCCGTGGCATAGATGGCAGCGCCGAGCTGGTCGGACTTCCCCGACAGATAGTCGGAGATCGCTCGCCGCTTGTTGCTCACGAGATATTGCTCGAAGATGCGGTCCTGCATTCCGCGATCAAATTTCTCGTCCCCCTTCAGCCCCATCGAGCGAACCGCCTCAACGAGTGTGTCCTTGATGATCTGATAGCGCCCTGCTGCGTTGAATTTCTGCGAGCGCTGCGCCGCCATGACCTGCGCGACGGTCATGTTCTCCAAATTCTCTGTACCTGACTTGTAGCCGCCAGCCTTCCCGCGGTTGACCGAGTTGTAGTCGCCTTCGCCACGCGCGATGAGTTTTCCAAACGCGCTATCGGCCAGACGCTTCAAACTCCCGCCATCCGAGCTCGAACCAGGTGCCTTCGACTCGCTTTGCGGGCTCGCCATTTCCGCTGACCATTGCTGACCTTCCTTCGGCTGAAACCGATCGAGCGTATTCTTCTCGCCCTTGTTCAGGTCTTCGCTATGAAGCAACAACCCCAGGCCACCTGCAAGCCGAGCCGCAAACGGGAGAAGGCGTCCGAGCAAGCCCCCGACACCGCCAGTGGCACCCGCTGCCGATGCCGCAGCGCTCGCAGCCCCCATCGCGCGCAGCGCGGCCACCATCTTCCAGATACCCCCGATAAGCTGGAACCCACCCAAGACCTTGAAGATGCCCGCGAGGAAGATCAGCTTCGTCGACCATCCGTCAGTGGCCTTGTCGAGGGCGAGAAACTGATCGGCGACGGCTACCAGCATCGGGCCAATCGTATCGGCCGCTCGCAGGAATGCATTAGCGATGTCAGCGACACGGTTTGCAATCTCATCGCCATGCTCTTCCATCCAACGCTGAAACCGGTCAAGCTGCGGTCCGACCTTCTGCAGCATCGCGCCCTCGACGCGAATGCCGAGGTTCTCGAAGGTGGTGCCGAGCCCGCGCAGCGAGACCATGAACTTGTGAGCATCGTCTGACGCCTTGTCGAGCCCCGTCGACTTCGACATCTCGCGATACTGCTTGAGGTACTTGTCGAAGTCACCGTTACGCATCGCGAGAAGCAGGTTCTCGTCAATGCCGAAAACGCCGGCGTATGCGTTCGCTTCATACTGAGGCAACTTAGCGAGCTTCGACCCGAGGTCGGTCAGTAGATCGACCGAGTCGCGGAGATTGCCATTCGCGTCGCGCGTCTGGACGCCCATCTGCTGGAGCAGCCCCTCGCTTCCAGGCACGTTCCGCAGCATACGGGCTAGGTTTTCGACCGTGCCGATCGCCTGATCCGACGACACACCAAAGTTACGCGCTGCAAACTCTAGCGATTTCAGACTCGTCTCTGCAGCGCCGGTACGTTGGGCGACGAAGTACAACCGTTCAAGCTTCGAAGCGAAAGCCGACACACCCGCGCCGACGGTCAGCGCCGCACCGGAAATCGTGCTGATCAGGCGCACAACGCCCTTCGTCGCGCCCTCGACTCCCTCCCGGAAGTTCTTCAGGCCCTTCTCGTCGACCTTGAAGCCGAGCGCGACCAGGAACTCGCGGATGACGACCGAATCAGCCATTTTCTCTTTCCATCTTGCGGCGGAACGCCGCGTCGTTGTCTGCCCGGACGGCAATGGAGTCGTTCATCAGCGCGACGTCGGCAAGGCCGAGCGTCCCGTCGATCAGCGACTCGTACCGGCACATCTGCGCGTGCACGGGCGCGAGCAGCCAGTCCTCGCCGCCGGGCAGCGTGCGGATCCAGCCTAGGTCGCCGCCGGGCTGCTCGCTTGGCTGGTAAGCAACCCGCTGATAAAAGGGCCGAGGTTCGCCACTACAACGCGCACGACGAGCGGCAGCATCACGTCGATGCCGATGTCGTCGAACATCGCCGTCTTGTGCACGACAGACCACACCTTCGCCCAGCCCGCGCCCTGACACCGTTCGACGACCGACAGGCACGTGCCGAAGACGTATTCGGCGTCCTCGTCCTTCAGGCCGGCGAGCGCGTCGGCGAACGGCTGCAGCACCGGCGCGATCGCGTCGACCAGCGACAGCAGCTCGCGCGATTTGTCGGCCGCGGGCGCGTCCGTTCCCTCGCTCGGCTCCTTGCCTTCGGCGAGCGCCGCGAGCGCGGTGTTCGCGCGCGCCTGCTCGCGAGCGACGTCTGCCTGCTCGAGTTCAGCGTAGAACTTCATCAATACCGGGATCATCGGCGGGATGATCGGCGCGATGCGCCGCGACACGTGGAACTGCTGCATCGCGCTCAGCTTGCCGATCGCGTACCGTACGCCGTTCAGTTTGACTTCGGTCGTCATGCTCAGTACGTTCCGAGGATGTTGTCGATCTTGATCGCGTCGAAGACCCATTCGACGGTGTCGCCGTCCTTTGCGTACTTCAGGTCCGGCGCCTTCTTGAACGCACAGCTGCGCGCGGTCGTCACGTCACCGGCGGCCGTCTGCCGAATCTCGATCAGGTTCTTGCCCCACAGCCGACTGTCGAGCGACTGTGCATCGTAGAGCGCCATCAGCTTCGCGTTGATCGGCGCGGTCTTCAGGTACCGCAGCGTGACCTGGCCGGATTTGTCGGCGTGCAGGCTGTGCATACCCTCGCCATCCGATCCGACCATCATCGTGTTCTTGTCGCCAGCGCGCACGATCGTGATGCCTTCTTCCGCGGTCGCTTCGCCGTAGCCGAGCGAGAACGCGCCGCCCGGCCCCACGATCGTCGCCGCGACGTCCTGAAAGCTGTAAGTCGCCATGTTGAGATGCCCCTGTTAGCGGTTGACGTTGACGAGAATGTCGGCGCTGTGGATCGCGCCGGCCTCCTTCGCCGCGACTTGGAACACGACAGACTTGCGCGCCTCGCGGTCGGCCTGCGACTGCGTCGCGATCGGCGGTACGTAGACGTAGTACCCCTTCGCCAGCGTATCGCCCTGATTCAGCGCGCCGAAACCTGCTGAGTTCCAGACGCCGGGCGCGAGATAGCCGTTGTTCACCGCAGCCTCGCAGGCCGCAGAAATCGTTGCTGCGATCTGGGCATTGCCGCCGTCGGTCTGCGGGATCTTCGTGGGGCTCTGGTACAGCAGGTTGTAGACGTCCGTCTCGATGCGGTTGCGGAACCAGATCGCGTTGTAGACGGAATCGGCGAACAGCCCGCTCGGCGTCACGCCGTACTGGATGATCGATGTGTCGTTGCTGTAGTTCACGAAGACGTTGCAGTTTTTCGCCTGCAGCGTGTTGGCCTGCGTGCTGGTCAGTTGCTCGGCGGCGACGCTCGGCTCCTGCTTGAACATCAGTGTGATCGTCGTGTTGTTGCCGTCGAAGTTCACCGTCAGCAGACGGCCGAGCAGCGACGACACCGCGTACGGCGTCGAGCTCGAGTACTGCAGGATCGTGTACTTCAGCTTCAGCGCCTTCAGTTGGCTCGCGATGTCGGTCGACACCGTCGAGTCGAGCACCTGCGGGTTCTGCGTCGTGATGCCGTAGATGTGGCGCTGATCGGCCTCGATGAGGTTCGCGACTGCGATGTGCTGCGCGTCCGTGATCGACGCATCGGCAAAGTCCAGACCGAGGAACTGATTCGCGAAGCGGTCGAGAAACAGCGCGGCAGCGTCGACCGGTTGCTCGGGTGCAATGCCGTCCGCCGGCGAGCCGGCAAGGCTGCTCGTCAGGCCGAGCATCGCCGAGATATCGGTACCGGTGCCCGGCGCCGTCGCATAGCCGACCTTCGAATTCGTGCCGGTCGTGTTCGACGTCACGACGAACTGCGAACCGGTCCAGGCGATAGTCGCGCCCGTCAGCTTGGCGTTGATCACCGTCGCCACGCCGTTCAGGTTCGTCTGTGCCGAGAAGTCGAGCCCCGTGACCGACTTCGCCGCGCCGTCGACCGTGATGCTGAACGCGCCGGTCGTGACCGCATCCCAAACCGCGATGTCCTGCTGCGCAGCCGACAGCACGCCGCCGCGCAGCGAGCCGGCCGTTGCCGTCTTCGCCCACCGACCGATCAACAGCGACTTCGGCTGCGGCACCTGGTTGAAATACAGCGCGGCGGCGTAGTACTCCGGCGTGTTCGTGCCGAAGTCAGGCGTCACCTCATCGATGCCGCCGTACGAGCGCGCGCGCTCGTTGGTATCGATGATGGGCGACGGGCCGAGAATCAGCCCGGTGTTCATGTTCGCGCCCTGCGCCGCCAGCGCGGCGAGGTTGATCGTCACGTTGATCAGGCGCGATACCGGCAATCCGTTGGACATGCTGGTCCCCTACGAGTTGATGTTCGAAACGCCGGACACGGGCGTCGACGAGTCGGTCGTCGTCGCCACGGTGGCCGATTTGAGGTTGAGGACCGCGTAGGTCCGGGTGATCTTGCGGCGCAGCGTCACGGTCATGTCGTAGCGCCGCACCCACTGCTGGTTCACGAAGTCCGGCGCCGGGCGGATCGTGCCGGCGGTGACGAATGCCATGTCCTGGAGTTGGAGCTGCTCGCGGTTCTGCGGGATCGCGAGGCCGTCGGCGAGCCGCTGCGCGTAGCCTTTCGCGTGCGGCCCGTAGAACGTGCACTGGACGTCGATGTCCTGGTGCCGGATGTACGTGTCATGGCCGTCGCCGGTACCGTCGTGCTGGATCGCCGGCCCGGCGTCCGGCTCCTGCTCCTGAACGCCGAACGCGCACCAGTCGACGGACGGCTCGGGTTGCTTCGGGACGGTCGGCTGCCAGCGCGGCCGCACGAGGTCGCCGGGCAGCGCCGTGATGCCCGCGATCAGGTCGTGGACCAGATCGTCAAGGGCGTCGTCCTCGGCCGGCGGCGCATCGACGGCTGGCGCCAGGTATCCGCCGGTCGAGCTGTCGGTCATGACGCCCCCGAGAGAGGTTTGATGTCGCACGTCGCGCAGACGAAGCCCTGGCCGAAGTGCGAGTAGTTGTTCACGTTGACGACGGTGTACGTGGCGCCGGCCCAGACCACCTCGTCGGCGTCACCGCCGAGGGCGCCGTCGCGGAGCCGGAATGGCGTGTGCAGGGTGATCGAACCGATGATTCGGCTGCCGTCGGCGTTCCGGTGCAGGATGTCGCCCTTGTCGCTCGTCACGACCGCGGAGAACGTCGTCGACGTGGGCGTGTTGTGCGCGCGCCCTTTCTCATCCGTGACCTGCGTCATGCGGTTGCAGATCAGCCCCATGTCCATGAAGTCGGGATCGAGCAGGACATCGGTGACGTCGAGGAAGGCCATCGCTGGCTCCAATGCAAAAGGGCCGCTCGTGGCGGCCCTCGATGTTCGGGGTGATGGTCACTTCTTCTTGCGGACCACGTATATGACCGAGTTGCGGTACTGGCCGGAGAAAACCAGCGTGTTCTCCCGCGTGACGCCGCGGCGCCGGCGCGCGGCCAGCGTCGAGTCAGCGAGCTTCGGTTGGATGTTGCTGTTGATCTTCGCGCGCACCGAGTTCTGCCCGACGAGGCCAGCACGGTTCAGGCTTCGGTCAACCTTCTCGAGGTCGCCGTCCAGCGCTGCCTCGACGCCCTTCTGCAGGTGTGGCTCGAACTTCGGCCGCGCGTCCTGCACGCCGGGCACCAGGTGCGGGCGCGCCGGGATGTTGTTCGCCGGCGAGCCATTCTCCAGGATGTAGCCGATCTCGGCGTTGCTGAGCGGCTCTCCCTGGTCCTTGCGGCCCGCGGTGCTGTCAGGCACGCCGACGAGCACCTCCTTCTGCACAAGCCCGCTGATCGACTTCAGGATCTCGTCGAGGCGGTCGAATGTCATGCCCATGGGGTTCTCCCGATGGGCATCGGCGGCGTTACAGCTGCATGCCGCCCGCGCCCATCATCTGTGCGAGGCTGAGATACCGGACGCCGTACATCGTGCCGTTCCAGAATCCGCCATCCTTGATCGCGACGGCTGCGGTGTCGTAGCTGGCGCTGACCTTGTCGACGGACTTCGACGACTGCGGCCCAGTCACCTGCCCTGGCACACCGCCGATCGCCGCCGTCTTCTGATCCTTGGCCGCCAGCGCGAGATGGTGTGCGGTGACCAGCGCGACACCCAGGTCAGTCAGCTCGCCCCAGCGCTCAGCGTTGACGAGCGAGACCGCGACCGTCAGCCAGAACTGCACGAGCGGGTCGGAATACGTCGTTGCGTCGAACTCAGGGAACGACTGTCTGAACTGGGATACGTCCACGGGTCACCTCATCGAATGGTCGGGTGCCCGACGCGCGCCGAGCCGGCGCGCCGCCGGGAGGCCATTATGCCTTCTTGCCGCTTCCGGACTTCTGCCCGGCACCGTCCGATGCAGTGTCCTTGGCCGTATCCTTCTGCGACGCCTCGAATGCGGCGACACGCGCGGCGAGATCCTGCTCGCCCGACGCAACCTTGGCTTCGCGCGCGTCGAGCGCTGCCGCGCGCTCGTCGAGCCCCTTGCCATACACATCGAGTTCGGCGCGCAGCTTCTCGAGGCGCTCCGACTCGGTCTGCAGATCGGCCTTCGCCGACGCGATCGCCGCAGAGTCGGCAGCGGCTTGGGCCGCTGCATCGTCATCGGTCGCCTTCGCGTCGGAGACGCCGGCCGGCATCGGACCGATGTGCGCTTTCGCGTACCAGTGGTCAGCGATGAAGTCCTCGACCTCCTGCACGCCGGCATCGATTCGGCGGACGACCTCCTCGCCCTCGTGGAGCAGCCGGATCGTGAAGGCCGTCAGAACGTTGATCTTCGCCATCTTCGCCATGTCAGATCCCGTCCCGGTAAGCGGCCGTCGTGCCGTAGCGCCATTCGACGCGGCCAATACGCGACCAGTAGGTCGTGATCTGGAACAGCGAGCGGTACTCGAGCGGCGTACGCTGCAGGTCCGTCATCGGGAACTGGACATACTTCTTGTCGCTGTTGTACGCGACCATCCGGTCCACCGTATTGAGCTGGCCCTGCGTGCCGCCGGCGCCGGCGCCGATCAGCCACTTCAGCTCGAGAATTTCGAGCGGCGTGCCCTGCTGCGTGCAGATGTTGTTCTCGAGCAGGTACGTCAGGATCGACTTGCTGCCGGCCGTGCTGATGAGGCGCGACGCGACGCCGCCGAGAGTTGCCGGCGGCAGCATCAGGCGGTTCGGCTTCACCTTCCAGCCGGACGCTTGCCACGCCGACGTCAGGATCTCGTTGACGTCCTTCAGGATTTCGTCAGGCGTCTTCGTGTTCCACTGCGGCGAGCCGCCCGCGCCGTTCGCGACGTTCGAAACGCTCCCGACGGCGCCGATCGAGTTCACCAGGCCGGTGAAGTTCATCTGCGGATCGCCGTAGTAGACGATCTGGTCGAGGTCCATGTTGCGCTTCATGTTCATCGCCTCGACCTTCTGCGAGTCGATGGGCATGCCGAGCGCTTGCGACTTCACGAGCTCGGGCACCGTGTACTTGACTTCGGCACCCCAGAGCAGCATCGGCTGTGCGGTCTTGCCGATGTCGACCGACGGGCCCGCCAGCGCGTTGCCCTCGTTCGAGATCCAGTTCAGACCGTTCGGGTTGATACCGCCGCTCATCCCGAACGCCGAGTTCGTGAACGACGCGACTTCGTCGGCCGCCGACACGTCGCTGCGAATGTAGATGTCGCGCGACCAGGTGTACTCGACGAGCGGCTCGTTCAGCGTCTGGTCGAGGCGTTCCAGCTGGCCGACGAGGAACGCGCCGGTCGAGTCGATCGTGGCGCGGTCGTAGGTGTACTGCTGGTCCTGCGTGCGCGCGCGGATCAGTCGGCGCGTCGCGTCCGCGACGGCCGCCGACATCGGGATCGACGCCCCGGCCCGGCGCAGGTGCTTCAGTTCGGACATGTCCATGTAATGGCTCCAGAAATGCAAAAGCCCCGCGGTTGCGGGGCTTCGGGTGAAGCGCTGTTCAGCGCCGGGTCAGATGTTGACGGCGATCTCGGTGATGCCGTACGAGTCGGCCGGGCCGGTGAAATACCAGTTCGACGGCATCGCGATGGTGTTCGCGCCGTCGGCCGCGGCCTCGAAACCACCGAGCGGCTTCCCGGCGGCTGCCGCGGCGACGCGCACGTACACCGTGCCGTTCTTCGTGGCCGGCGCGGTACCGCCAAGCGCGGCGTCGAAGTAGCCTCGCTTGAGGATGTCGGTCGGGCCGCCCGTCGGCGGCGTCGACGTGCCGAGCGGATCGTTGCCGTTACCCTGGATCGGGTACGCGCGCAGGTTCACACCGTAGACGCTCGCTACGGTGTCGGCCGCGTTGTTGATCGGCTGGATCTTGCCGTTCACCATCTTCACCGGCACACCGAACGCCGTCGGCGGTGCGGCCGGATCGATCAGCTGCGTCTCGATCGTCGCGACTTCGGCGCGCTGGAGATCGCCGGGGAAACCCGCCGGCATGCGGAATTGATAGGCTTGATACGAGGGCATGTCGGCTCCTTACTTGCGGTTCTTCCAGAATTCCGCGTGGACTTCGTTGATGTCTTTCCGCGCAGCCTGAGCGGAGTCGCTCGTCCGGCGCTGCAGCACGCCCGAGTTCTTGCCGCGCACCAATTCGGAAGCGGCGTTGAAGAACGCCTGAACCGCGTTGCACGGCATGCCCGAGATGTCTGCGCCGCCGGTCACAGCCTTGACCGCTTCGGCGTTCTCGTTGTCCATTGCGGCGCGCAGCGCGCGGCGGCGCAACACGCAGATTGCGTCGACCGTCTTCTTGCGCACGGCCTTCGCGTCGAACGTCGGCAGGCGGACGCCCGGGGCGAGGATCTCAGCGCGCGAGAGCGCGTCCTGGAACTCGTCGCGCAGCGCCGTGCTGTCGCCGGTTTTCGCCCCTCCCTTGCCGTCGTCGCCGCCGGCGCCGGTGCCGTCGTTGTCGGTCGTCCCGGATCCTTCGCCGAGGTCGTCGTCATCGTCGCCGGTCGGCGTGCCGCCGCCCTCGAGCTTCGTCACGCGCTCGGCGAGCGCATCGATCTTGCCGTTGGTCGCTTGGACCGCATCGAGCACCTGCTTGAGCGGATCGCTTTCGCCACCGCCCGAGCCTTCGTCACCGGTTGCCGCAACCGCGCTGGGTTTCGGATCGCCGGCCGCGCCGGGCATGTGGATGTGAATCTGGGGCTGGCCGTTGCCGCCTTCGCCTTCGCCTTCGTCGCCCGTCATCTCGTTCGCGACCTTCTCGAACGTGTCCGAGTCGCGCGTCATGAACGCCTTGCGCAGCTTCTCGAGCAACGTCGACTGCTTCTTGTTTGCCATGCTGGAATCTCCTGTCGGGAGTAGGTTGGAAGCGCTATCCCCGATGGAACACACGGGGCCACAGCGGGCGTTTTTCACGAGTGCGACGTGGTTGCCCACGATCACCACCTGTCGCGCCCGCCCAGGCGCAATCTGTTCGTAGTCGGCGTCGTAGCCGTTGCTGACCTGATCGAGGGCGTCGGGCCCGTCGCTTTGGACGCGGCGGATCGCCTCGGCATCGGTGATCAGCAGGTCGGCGAGCATCAGCTCGGACTGCGCGCCCTCACCGCGCCGCACGTTTCGCACGGTGCCCCGCGCGACCGACATGTAGTTCGCCGGCGTGACGAAATCCGGCGGGTGATCGATCGTGATTGGCTTGCCCTCGAAGCTGGCGAGCGTCTCGGGGCTGAACAGCACGTCGGCCGTGCGTTCGGCGACGATCACGCCGTCCTTTGCCTCGAGCTCGGGAAGCTCGAAATACGCGTAGTCCTGCGAGCCGACGCGCGCGATCGGCACCTCCTCGCAGAGCAGGAAGCCTTCGGGCATCAGCGAGCGACGCGTGCCGATCTTCTCTGCGGTGAACATGCCGGATGCGGTCACGCCGTCGCGGGTATGCGCGCGAGCGCGCGGCGCGTGCGAACCGCAGGTGCACGCGTGGTCGATGGTGTAAATGCGCATGTCAGCCTTCGAGACTGGTTCGGATGCCGCGCGCGGCGACGCGGCGGACTCGCTCGTAATCGGGCTCGGCTCGCGTGAGCCGGCACCAGACGATCAGGGCCCGGATGTATAGCGGCAGCCACCACGCGGTGCGCACGCGGAACGTGAATTCGCGGGTCGTCGTAGTCAATTGCTCCCCCAAACGATGCCCACCAGGCGACGGCGTCTCCCGGCTCGGACGTAAATGCACCGCCCGAGGATCTGCAGGTGCGCGAGCTCGCCGTGCCGCCTGTACGTCAGAAGCCCGGGAATTCGAAAAATGAATGGGGTCATGGCTCTCGCCTACTCGTCCGAAATGATCGGCTCGGCCCAGCAGCGGCAATTCCAGATCTGCCCGGGGTGGAACCGCATGTACTTGCCGTTTTCGTCGACCTCGGGCGGCTCGTCCCACGCGCAGACCTTGCCCTCCATCGCGCGGTGCCCGGCGCGAACATCACTGTCGCCGCTGGTTCGCCAGATGTAGTGCGTGCTCCCCACGCTGCGCGCACGGGCCTCGGTGAGCGACGTCGCGGCGCGCGAGACCTCGGTCCGCGCGATCAGGTCGGCGCGACTCTTCGCGACCTGGCCAGACTCCTGAATTGCCTTCGAGATCTGCGCCGCACGCGTGCTGTCGACCATCGACTCGATGGTCAGCCGGTGCACGCGCTCCGCGGCCTCGAGCGGGATCGACTTGATCAGCGTCACCTGCTCGGCCATCAGCGCGCGCAGCGTTTCACTGGTTGCCGCGTTTTGGATCTCGTCGCGCAGCGCGCGCGACATGTCGGCCGCCTGCTGCATCCACGCCTGCTCGTCGCGCCGGTTCAGGTCAGCGAGCATCCGCGCGGCGGTCGCCTCGGCCCACGGCGCGAGCGCCTCGGCGTAGCGCCGGAGCAACTCTTCGATCGTCGGTGCCCATTGCGGATCGCCCTGCGGGAAACCGTTCACCAGCACGCCGACCTGCTCGGCGATCTTCCGCAGTTGGAGGCTGTACTGTCGCTCGGGCCCGCTCAGGCGCACCGGGTTCTTGCGCCGGCCGCGCTTTCGGTCGAGGGTGAGCGTCATCGGCGTCGGAACAACCTGCGAAGCAATGAATCGTTCGTGCGCGCGCCGGCGGCGGCCGGCACGGCGGGCAACGCCATGTCGATCGCCGGCGGCTCGTCGCCCTGCTCGTCGAGTTCGGCCTGCTCGATCGCCTTGTCGGAGATATCGCCGAACATGCCGGTATCGGGTGACGATGCCTTCAGCTCGCGCATGCCCTGGCTGCGAGGAATCAGGTCTGCGTCAACCGCCTTCGTCACCGAGTCGACCGTCTTGTTGCCGATCTCCGCCTTCTCGGCCGCCGACATCTCCTGCAGCGGGCGGAACTCGTACGCGAAATCCTCGGGCAGCGGCTGGCCGATCTCGGACCGACACATGACGTCGAGCAGGCCGTGCAGCGGATTACGCAGCCGGCGCTCCTGCCGCGTATGGACTTTCTCGTGGTACAGCAGCCGCGAGCCTTCTCCGGTATCGCTCAGTCCGGCCGGCTGTTGGCCGAACAGGCGATCGAGCGGAATTCCCGTCGCGCCGCTGAGCTGCATCGCGAACTGGAGCAACACGTCGGACAGCCCGCTGAACGCGTACTGGTGCGTCTCGAACTTGTCGGTCGCGTCGATGAGGGTGATGCCCTCGTTCGACTGCCC